AACACGAAAGTTTTTTGGAATGATGTCACAGATCATTTTGGTGATAGTAACTGGCCCCTTCTTTACCATACCTCCCGGATCACCCATGGAGTTTCCCGTGCTTTTTTCTTCGCGCACATCCATTTCGACAATGCGTGTATTAGCCTTGCGTTTAGAATACTCGTCTTTAGAAAACTTTGGAATCTTGTCTAGGTTAAAAAGATTGTCGTTACCCCGTAATGACGACATAGACCAAATATCTTCACTGCCGCAGTATTCTCCTTCTTGATACCGTGTAAGCGGAAGCGAAACGTCAGGCAACCAACGATACGGCGAAATAGGCACCACTTTATTTCCAACAAACGTTGGGATAGCTGTAAAATCGTTTGTGGTTTCCTCAGCCATTTCTCCAAACGCGCCTTCAATGGTTTCGGTCTTTTCCACCCGCATGTAACGATATTCTTCCGCATAGCACACCTCGGCAACACCAACAGAAAAACGGGCAATGTCAAGAAAGAACTGGACAAGAAATGCTTGCCATGTGTTTTTGCGCAGATCTCGCTCTAGCACCAACTCCATTGGTTCACGCAACGGATTATCTTCGGTGCCTGTAGGTTCAAGCGAATAGAACCGTTTGTTCTGCATAAGGGTTGTAACGTTGAACGCTACAAACGTCATGCACTGAGAAAAAGTTAGCGGCACTACTAACTTGCGTGGCTGGCCACGAGAATCCGCAGCCTTGTCCTCTTTGTCTGTTTTACGCTTTGACCGAAACGTATCGTCATGGTTGTCCCATTGAGAGTAGTGCGTAGCCATTTCCTTGCGCGACGCATCTACAAGTCCCATGACATATTTCAACATAGCATTGTGCTCTGTAGAGTCAACGTCTTTAAGCTTTTCTTTAAACGATGTAAAATTCATTAGAGGTTTTGTCCAGAATACTGGACATTACGAGCGAGAAAAAGAGCGATAACGATCACGCATGTGGCGCGATTTACGTTGCATAGGAGATTCTTCGTTAGAGTCATTAAAAAGCATAAGGCTTTCGGTGTCAAAGTCTGGCAGGGATACCGGAGAGTAATCGTATTCACCAGCGGGTTCAATATATGTAAGACCTTGGAGGCATAGACGATGGAGATTCTCCATCATGTCGTCGTTTTTCTTTACGGGTTTGTTTTCATCCCCGTCCCAGACAAAGCCCCGAGAGATCTCAAACAACGTCCTGCGGAGATTTGTGTTAAAAAACAAGACCGGATTGCCGTGTTTGTCACGCGCTTTAAGCGTAGCTTTAACAGAACGTATGCCATTTACAGGGTCTTTAGTAGCGGGGATAACTGCAAGACCAAGACGACGATATTCGTCCATTGCAGTAGTCTCGGTAAGTTTGTTAGGAGTTGAAGCAAGTGGATCGACAATACCCGGTTGTGACGGATGCGTTCCAAGAAAATCTTTAATACATTGAACCTCTTCGTCTATAAGCATCTGTTGCCAGAATTCGCCATAGACTACAGAAACATCTTGCGGAGACGTTGCAATAAACAACACAGCGTCATTCTTGCGGAAATGATAGTCAATCGCATAGCGAATGCACCAGTCTTTTGGAGGAGTGTTCCAATCTTTCCAACCTTTAGGTGGGTCTTGCAGGACGTGTTTGTTCCACGAGAACTCTTTAAAGACAAGTCCTGCAAATGACGTAGGCAAGCCGTGCAGACGAGCTTCTTTTTCGTCATCTGTCAGCCATGCCATAAAAGACTTAATATCTTCCGGAGTATTGTGCGGGTTGTCCGACATACTCCCAGTCATCATCCAACGATCACCCGAGGAGATTGTTGTAGCTTCAAGCCCACGGCCAACTTCAAGGTTCGGGACAAACGCTTCATCAATCCAAGGTTCAGTAAGAGGGGTGCACGTGAACCAGCCGCGCCCACCACGATCGACCAGTCCACGTGCAATAGCTTTCCACATACCTTCCGGACATGGCTCATCAATGTGCGCCCAGTCCCAGACACTGGACTCTTGGCCCAGAGGGTTTTGTTTGTAAGATTTTACTGTATCAAGATGTATAACACTCCAGCCGCCAGACACATGCCTGACAGGTATGCGATCAATAGCACCGCTATGATTACGCGTAGGTTGTCCAAGAGCAGTTTTAGGGATGTATTTAATTAGCTTGCCTTTGTTTGTTCCTTCTTGTTCGGTGAACACTTCTTTTGATTTGTCCCAGTCTGTTGTAACTACAAGACCTTTTGTCGGAAAAGACGGAATACCTAGAGTTCTTAAAGGATTACCCTTAGGTATCCACGGACGGTAACCTAAAGCAAAAGCAACGTCTTCGGCAGCACCCATTTCACTTTTACCAAAACGGTTGCCTGTGCGGGCATAGCGATAACGCGCTAACGCATTTGCATGAAAGGCTTGTTGTTTTTCATGTGGGGCGTAGAACGTAATTTGGTTCTCTGAAAGAAGTTCCTGCTGCCGTTTTTCTAACGCAAGTTCCCGTCGGGCCAACAGGACAGACATAGCAGGCGTAGAAGGATTGGCAGTGATCACAAATTTTCGTCTAACAGTTTTAGAATGCCGTGCCAGGTCTCTTTGGTCTTAAAGTAAATTTCCATGGTGGTTGCGCCACCTTTTTCGTTCATCAGGTAGACGTCTAGACCGTAGAGCAGCGTGTCATCTTTGTATGCGTAGTATCCTTTGAAGTCAATCTGGTTGAAGGTGAACATCACGTAACCATTAACGTAAATCTTAACGCGACCGTTAAAGATCTTAAAGCCGTATTTTGTCACACGGTAAACCGAATACGCGTTTTAATGCTGTCTAACGCTCTTGACTTTTCAAACACTCCGCCGCCTTCACGCGAACCTGCAGCGTCAGTGTTTCCTTCAATAGTCCGGATACGTCCGGCTTCAGCACCGCGCAAACAAAGCCCTACGTGAGAAAACTTAAAGATCACAATGTCACCAGCTTTAACGTCATTGCCAGGATTTCTTAACGTGTGCGTTGAGTTATCTTGTTCTTTGCTCCAGTTTTCCAAGTTCCACGCACCAGCCGTAGTTGGACGGGCAAAGGTGTAAGGTCCGTCAGTGCGCACAGCTTCACGCACTAGCCAACAAATAAACGCAGCACACCACGGCCACGCTTCGTGCGGAGGTAGGTTTGTTGCAGACTTGTAACTGTCAACACGCACACCACAGTTTGTGCCGTCAACTTCTTCAACACCAATTTCAAGTTGGGCTAAAGCTACAAGTTTTTCGGCGAGCGTTTTCATCTATCGGTAGCCTGCGGTTTTCTTACCACTTCACCTTGTTTGCCCAATAAGCACCTGACATTGGTCCTCGTGCAATGTTAGACCCATGCCGAGACTTAAAAGATTTCCGTTTTGCCTTCATCTTGGCAGACTCGCCTTCTTTAGGTTTGCCTGCAGTCGAGGCTCCTTGTTCGCCAAAACGGATAACCTTGGTTTCTCCGCCAGACTTTGCCAAGACAACATGGCTTTTTGTAGGGTGACTGGGCGTTCGCTTTGGCTTGTTAAAGCCCGACAAACCCAACTTTTTCATGATCGGTTTTTTGTCCATATTATTTACGGTAAGAACGGCCAGCTTCTAGATATTCGGTAGGTGTGCCTGTCAACTCAAACCTAAACTTTCCGCCTGTTTTTGTGGTGTAGTTTATAGCGCAGCCGCTGAGGAAAAGACCAAACGCAACAAGCAAAAGTTTCATTCCGGTTTGGTTTGAAACGTCGAAGCAATCTTGTGTAGCACCGAGGCTAGCGCCAAGACCAAGGGCCAATACATTGCAACTTGGCTAGGGACACCCGGAAGGTGCAAGAGCGTTGCGTCGATAGACAAAGGAATCGCGCAAACAGCAAGGACAAGAGCAGCAATTTTAGTTTTGTTCATTTGTGGGATAGTTCTACTATTTTTTGCCAGAGTGCCTGGCGGTCACGGTCACAGTTGTCAGAGCGGGTTGTAAGACCCTGCACCATTGATTCAAGGTATTCAAAGCGTTTAGAGCGTTCTACATGCGCCGCTTCAAATGCTAGTTTGGTAACCAGTGCAGCTTCGTCTAACAAAACCTTAGACTCTTTTGCCGCTTTAATGTTTTGACTGTTTAACCACCAGATTGCAAAGAGTAGCATTGCAACGCCTGGACCTTGACGGACAGCCCAGTCAAGGATGGACGTGGTTACTGAGTCCATTAAAGCTACAAGGCTGCTAGCTTGTCAACGACTGCGGCAACTGCGGCATTTGCTTTGGCAAGTTCTGCTTCCAGCTTTGCCTTGCGTGCGCCAGAGGTGTATCCGTAGGCCGCTTCCAGCACTTTGCCAATAGCGACAAGGTCGCCTGCTGCGTGTGCGTCCTGCCCGGCTTTGACCAGAGCGTCCAGACGATCCTGCACT